GCCCTATCTACACCAAATGGTGTTGGTAACTGGTTTCACCAAGCCTATATTGATGCAGAGCAACAGCAGAACGATTTCTTTCCAACTATTCTTCCTTGGGAGGTTCATCCTGAGCGGGACACGGAGTGGTTCGAAAAAGAAACCAGGAACATGTCCCGTCGCCAGATCGCACAGGAGTTGGAGTGTAACTTCAATATGTCCGGTGAAACGGTCATCCACCCAGATGACTTGACTTGGATTGAAAGTACGATCAAGGAACCTCTATATCGCACAGGATTTGATCGCAATTTTTGGATTTGGGAAAAGGCGGTCGATGGCTGCAATTACTTACTCTCAGCCGATGTAGCACGAGGTGATGGAAAAGATAGCTCTACGCTACATGTTATAAAGCTTGAGACAATGGAGCTTGTCGCAGAATACCAAGGCAAACCCACGCCCGATGTCTACGCCGATATGCTAAACAGCATAGGCAAAGAGTATAACAATGGGATGGTCGTTGTAGAAAACAACTCAGTTGGCTTTGCAGTATTATCAAAACTGCAAGAACTGGGTTATAATAATATATACTTCTCTGTTAAATCAACTCACGAGTATGTAGAGCAAGTTCGCGGTGAACATATGTCCAATGCTATCGCTGGATTTTCAACTACCTCCAAGACACGTCCACTTATAATCGCAAAAATGGAAGAATTCATAAGAAATAAACTAATTACCATATATTCTTCGCGAACTCTTAACGAGTTCAAGACTTTTATTTGGAACAATGGTCGCCCCGAGGCAATGAGAAGTTACAATGATGACTTAACAATGGCTCTCGCGATAGGTTGTTGGGTAAGAGATACGGCGTTTGAAGCAGGGAAATTAGAGCAGCAGTACAGAGAAGCGTTTGTTGATTCAATGTTTGTTGCTTCAACAAGATTAAATACACAGATTAAAGGACAAGAGGGATACAGAGCAGACGATAACACGTTAGAACAACGTCAAAAAGCAATGCAAAATATGCAACAGTTTGGCTGGCTCTTTAAAGGATAAACATGGCAGATAATAAAAGAAACCCAAAAAATAATGAATCGGCACTCTTTAGGCAACTTACACGTTTGCTTTCTGGTCCACTTGTAAACTACAGAACACAGACAAGTCGAAAACTTTCCCGTGTTCAGTTGGACAAATTTAAGTTCCAATCTGCTTCTGGTTTAAACTTCAAGAAATCTTCTTATAATCCTTTCGAGCAGCTTTCTACAGCTATCATGGCTAACCAGTTGCGAGCAGAAAGGTATCAAGACTTTGAGCAAATGGAATACACTCCAGAGATTGCCTCTGCTCTCGATATCTATGCCGATGAGATGACAACCTCATCAGACCTCCAGCCACTTCTTACAATCAGGTGTCATAACGAGGAGATTAAAGCAGTTCTCAGCGAGCTTTATCATACTGTACTTAACATTGATTTCAATCTTTTTGGTTGGAGTCGTTCGATGTGCAAATACGGCGACTTCTTTTTATACCTTGATATCGATGAAAGGCTTGGTGTCACATCGGCAATTGGGTTACCCACCCACGAAATTGAACGGCTTGAAGGTGAAGACAAAAGTAACCCTAAGTATGTACAATTCCAGTGGAATTCTGGTGGACTAACATTTGAAAATTGGCAAATGGCTCACTTCCGCATCCTTGGCAATGACAAGTATGCCCCCTACGGAACCTCCGTGCTTGAACCTGCACGCCGTATTTTCCGTCAGTTAATCTTGCTTGAAGATGCTATGATGTCTTATCGTATCGTCCGTGCTCCCGAGCGTCGTGTATTTTATATTGATGTTGGAAATGTCGCGCCAAATGATGTTGAAACTTACATGCAAAAAGTTATGACTCAGATGAAGCGCAACCAAGTTGTTGATTCCAACACTGGTCGTGTCGATCTTCGCTACAATCCAATGAGTACCGAGGAGGACTACTTTATTCCCGTTCGCGGAGGTGTGTCTTCTCGCATTGAGAACCTCCCAGGTGGAACATACACAGGTGATATTGACGATGTAAAATATCTCCGTGATAAATTGTTCTCCGCACTTAAGGTGCCCGCATCGTACCTAACTAATATGGAGGGTGCAGACGAGGATAAGACAACACTCGCACAAAAAGATATTCGTTTCGCGAGAACAATCCAGCGTCTTCAGCGATCCATTATTGCAGAATTAGAAAAGGTTGGAATTATCCACCTTTATACACTTGGATATACAGGATCAGATCTTATTAGCTTTAAGCTGTCCCTCAACAACCCCTCAAAGCTCGCAGAACTTCAAGAACTTGAACATTGGAAAACAAAGTTTGATGTTGCAGCCACTGCTACCGATGGATTCTTTTCTCGTCGTTGGGTTGCTGACCACATCTTTAATCTTTCCGAAGAAGAGTTTATCCGCAATCAGCGAGAGATGTTCTTTGATCGTCGCCTTGATGCAGAACTTGAAGGCGTTGCAGCCGCAGTTGAAGGCGAAGCTGGAGGCATGGGCGGCGGAACTGAAGACCTCGGCGGCGGAGGCGGTGATGATATTGACGATCTCCTTGGTGGAGATGAAGCTGGAGCAGACACGGCACCCGTAGCAGATGAGCCCGCAGAAGAACCGGCAGATGATACGCTTCTCGCAGCCCCTGGTAAACGAGACGACCAAAGGCGCATGGGTAAAAGTGGACCAAACAAAAGGCGCACTCGCTCAAAGTCACGCGGAGTAGAGATAGCAACACCTCGCACAACCTACCCAGGCGGCAAGGGCTATGAGTCTTTAGGACACCTTGGAAATCTTTCAGGAGAGTTCAGAAAGGCTGGATTATATCAAGAAGATGAAAAACCAGCGGATAATTTAGAAGAAAGAAGATTATTTGAGGTCAAACAAGAGATGAAGAAACTAATTACGGAGTTGGATAACAGCAAGTTGGGTGACACACATGGCAAAAACAAAACACAATAAGAAGAGAAATACCGCTTTTTTATATGAAGCACTCGTCAGAGAGATGACAAAGGCAGTTGTTTCGCAAGATAAAAAGCGCAAAAATAATATCATTGATATTTTGAAGGAATCGTTTTCCTCGAATAAGATTCTTGGACAAGAATTAAGACTTTATCAAACAATTCTTGAATCAACGGATTTAGATTCAATCACGGCAGAGAAATTACTTTACAAGATTCGTGAGGCATATGCCACACTCGATATGCAGGAGATTTATGATGCACAAAGCTCCGTGATTAATAGAATCAATAAAGAAATTGGTTCAGCAGTTTATAATAACTTTGTCCCAAATTATAAAAGCATTGCAACTGTATCACAACTATTTGGTGCAGATTCCAGCGCTGCCGGAATTAAAAAAGGGGTTATCTTAGAGCAAAATGTTTTAGAGACTCTAACCTCTGATACAACCAAAGAGCCAGAGACTGAAATGAAACCAATTGATAATATTGTGTTTAAAACTTTCACCAGTAAATTCAATGAAGCCTATGGCGAGGGCTTACTTTCAGAACAAAAAGAATTGTTAAATCGCTATATTCTTTCGTTTAGTTCTGATACCGATATGAAAATTTATCTTAACGAGGAGCTTGGCAGACTTCATGTAGCCTTACAAAAAGCTCTAAACACAGATGAGGTCAAGTCAGATGGCACTATGACCGAATCAACCAATTCGGTCATCAGCATGATCGAGGAGTTTAGAAATACTCCCGTTGACAAGAACCTTGTCGAAAAGGTTCTTAAGATTCAGAACTTAGTTCACGAGATTTCAGCATAATGAGTATTACTGTTAAGATACCACAACAACCAGAGAAGCTTGGCATCAAAGAAGATATCAAGCTAAAAGTTCGCAAGACCATGGGAAATCAACTTGTTGTTGAAGATCATCCAGATGTGGACATTGTTATCTATCCAGACAGTAGTAAAATCTTAGCCCTCGCAAAACATCGTACCAATGAAGAGGTATACGATACGCAAGACCGATTGTTTTTATTATTAAGAAATGAGGGAATTATCAAACCAGAGTCGGTACATGCTGGCTATGTCTATGGATCAATGGAAGCCCAAATGTTTTTGAATGAAGACTATGATATGATCCAACTGGCACTTCTTGGAATTAACAAATTCATACTTGAAGAACAACCATACTTTGAACACATTGAAGAATTTGAAAAAGCAGTTGATGATTATCTTACCGAGCCCACTGCAACAGATTCCACACCACTCGGAGAGGTTCCGCAAGAACCCGTTAAGGGTTCAATCAGACCAGGATGGATTAGAGGTCCGTATGGTATGAACATGATGTACAGGACTTAAAATGAGCTTAATATATTTTGTGCTAGCCGCCTATGGGCTAACACAGATACTTGTTTACGGAAGCATCTTTAACAAGGTTCGTCCAACCACTGGCTGGTTTGGCGATCTTTTTTCTTGCCCTATGTGCGTTGGCTTTTGGGTTGGCGTTCTTTTGTTTGGAATAAATGGTTGGACAGAACTATTTACATACGAGTATAACCTCGTCAACTTATTAATCTTAGGTTGGCTGTCGTCAGGAACATCATATATCTTTAATATGATATTCAGCGACAAGGGTATACAGATAGGAGTAAACAATGGATAACTGGACAAACAAGTGGATGTTACAACCCGTGAGACGTTGCTGCAAGGGATCCTAACTCACGCGGGTTGCGCCCGCAATTGGATAAAAAGATGAACAAATATTTATTAACAGAATACTACGAACTTTGCCCTAACGGGATTTGTGATGACTTATTGACCGAAGAAGAGAAGCGTATGGTCAAAGAGGATAACGCTATGTTTCTTACAGGTGTCATGCAAAGAGCAAACCATCTAAACGGAAACCGCCGCGTTTATAGCAAGCCCATCTTGGAGCGCGAAGTTGATAACTACAAAAAACTTGTTCGTGAAAGACGAGCACTTGGAGAGTTGGACCATCCAGACTCCGCAGTCATTAATCTCGCTAACGCAGCCCACCTTGTAACTGAAGTTTGGTGGGATGGCGATGCTGTTATGGGTAAAGTACAAATTTTAAATACACCATCTGGTCAGATTCTCCGCTCTCTTGTAGAATCTGGAGTAAAGCTCGGCATCTCTTCCCGAGGTATGGGATCAGTCCACGAGCAAGGCGGACAGACAATTGTTGAAGAGGACTTCCAATTGATTTGTTTTGACTTTGTATCCGAGCCCTCAACTACAGGCGCTTTTATGATGCAGGAAAGCGAACAGCCCAACATTATTACTAAGGCTGATCGTATTAACAGAGCATTGAATGATATACTGAGGGAAAAATGAAAAAATCAGAACTAAGACAAGTTCTCAAACCCCTTATCAAAGAGTGCATTAAAGAGGTAATCTTTGAAGAGGGTATCTTATCTAATATTGTATCTGAAGTGGCACAAGGTCTCGGAGCACAAACAATTGTTGAAGCCAAGAAGCCTGCCCCACCACAACGAGATTATGAAGCAGAGAACCGCGTTGCTAAACAAAAATTGCAAGAAACGAGAAAACGAATGTTAGATGCTGTTGGCAAAGATGCCTATAATGGTGTTGATCTTTTTGCAGGCACCACTCCAAGTTCTGCCCCTACAGAGTCAAAAAATGGTGATCCTCTCTCCGGTGTGGACCCAACTGACTCCGGCGTTGACATTAGCCAATTATTCGGCGGCGTAAATAAAAATTGGTCAGGAAAAATAAAATGAGCAGAGCATCTAATTTAACAGTAAAGCCACTTAAGAACAATAGGCGAGGCAAAAGGGTTAATGATACACCTGAGCGTATGATTCGTCGCTTCACTCGCAAGGTTAAAAAGGCTGGCATCTTAAATGAGGTCCGTCGTCGTCGTTATTATCGCAAGCCATCAGACGAGCGCAACGAAAGAAACAATCGTATTAAAAGAGAAAAAGCAAAAAACAAGAACTTAAGAGACAAAAAGAACTAATTATAAAGAAATATTAGGAGTTTTATAATATGCCACAAACATTTACCGCATATAGGGCTGGAGGAAGAAGCCGTACAGTTCAAAACATTGCGACAGATGCTGTTGGTGTTCCCCAGCCAGAACAAATAGCATACACAATTACCGAAGCTACATCAGCGCCCACAGCGGATACTGATGGATATAAAAATATTGGATTGCAAAAAACATTACACTGCTTAATGAAAAACAACGCAACAGGTGGCAATGTTACTATTCAATTGTGGGGATATCACGCCGCTTTTGATGAGTGGGGCATTTTAACTGTACTAGATGTTACGGACGGTACTGGCAGTGCTATAGCGATAACTGCACCTAATAACACAGACCTTTATAATATTTTTAATATCGAAGGTATTGAAAGAATTGCTGTTCGGTGTACGGATTATAATAATAGCGCTACTGGCAATGTTCACGTCTATCTAGGTGTCAACAGTATTTAAAGGAGATTCGCGGAAATGAGCGATTTTCCTTGGGCATACATAGATCAAGATTCAGCGTTAAGTGCCAGTGGACCCACTGGTTCCATACAATTTAAGACGCATGATGTTGGCGGCAACACAAGTCTTACTGGTTCAGATAAATTAGTATTCCATACTGCCTCAAACTTATTAGCACTAACAGGCACTATGGAAGTGTTTGGTACAGCCAGTGCAAATCAAATAAATATTAATGTTGTCGATAAGACAATAACTAATTTCTCCGCTAGCGGTGATACAAAGTTTGGAGCCGAAACCAGCAATACACATCGGTTCACCGGCTCTGTCAATATTGGCGG